AGGCATCATCCGCACCCGAGACGACCTGCTCAAACCCAAAACCAACCTCAAAGCAGCACTCGAACTACTACGGTACTCAGTACGCCACGGCTACGACCGCTGGCACCAATGGAGAGGAACAAGTGGCAAATAAAAAACAGCAATGGTACTGCCCACGCTGCCACACCTCTCTCGTAACGTACGTCCGGCTCAGCCACGAGCCGCAACACATCTGCCCAAAGGCAGCAAACAAAAACAAACCACTATCCCCGATACAGGAGGGGCAACATGAGTAACCACATCACCATCCACGGCAACGTCAGCCAAGACCCAGAACTGCGAGTCACCCCCAAAGGAATGAACGTTCTTTCGTTCAACGTCGCAGACTCCTACGGCAAAGACGACAAAAAGAAGACCACATTCCACAGCATCACCGTCTTCGGACAGTTGGCGGAGAACGTCGCATCATCCATCAAGCGTGGCGACAGCGTAATCGTCTCCGGTCGTGTGGAGGTAGACGAATACACCAAGAAAGACGGCACGAAAGGCAAGTCCATCAAGGTCATCGCTGACGAGGTTGGGTTCTCTATGCGTTGGCACCCAGTCGTGCCCGACCAGACGAACGCCACCGTTGGTGCTATCAAGAAGGCGTTTCCGAACGCTTCCATCCTTGACGACGAAGACGCTTTCTAACCATGCAGTACGAAGAATGGATACGCATAGGGGTTGAGGCAGGCTGGTGCACCGCACCCGTCTGCTACACACACGACGGCATACCGATGACCGAAGCGGAAGAACTGGACTGGTGCGAAGGCAACGACCCGTGCCTCCACATCGTGCGCATGTGCGAAGACCCTGAACAACAGAAGGCTATCGAAGCAACCCACTCACCTTCAGCATGGCGACGGTCGAACCAAGGCTTATAGCCTGCCAGCATTGCGGGACAGTCCTCCGTGCGCTCACCACATGGGCACCGGAGGACACCCGCCAATGCACCTGCCTGTGCCACGAAGCACGGCAATACGACCGACTTTCATACCGGCAGCGAAAGAAACTCAATGCTCAGACGTAAATACTGGCAAGAAGACGCAGCCTGCCTCGGAGTTGGCGCACACATTTTCTTCCCGACTATCGGCAGAGGCGACTGCAAATCGAAACTCACACGCCTGTTCGCTGAAGCAAAAGAATACTGCGACCGTTGCCCAGTATGGACAAACTGTTTAGAAGACCAACTGAAAGTCGAACAAGAAACCCTTGTGTTCGACGGCATGTTCGGCGGTCTCACCCCATCAGAACGTAAAGGTGTCCTCTCAGACAGGCAGTGGGCAGAAAGAACGAAGCCCCGCTAGGGAAAGGGGAACCTAACGGGGCTTCGGAACACACTCTAACAGGGACGTATTAGAGGCGTTCAATTCTGTACAGATGATACACATTCACCATGCTGCCGACAACCGCAGACTGCGCTGCTTGTTCAGACCGGAACGTTGTCGCCTGCTGTTTCGTTGGTACCCAATGCCACACCCTGTTTGGGTGGATAGCATAGTAACCGGCAGGTGACCTCATCTTTGGGTGGATTTGTTTGACGATAACGTATTCGGTTGGGGTAAGGTCTACCGCCCGTGACGCACGGTTCAGTAGCCTGTCTAGTGCGCTCACCCTTTCGACCAGTGGTCAAGCAGGTTAGCGAGATAGTCCAAACATTCATCGTCAGACAAATGGTTTTCCCACACCCGTATCAGGTCAATGACAAGGTTGATGGTCTCGTATGTTTCCGGTGCGGGCTTGGCTATCAGGTCGTCGTATGTTGTGAGTACGGTAGTCAGGTCGGTCGGTGTCACAGTGTCACCTCCACAGGTTCAGACCACGGGCGGACAGTGACGAAGTAGGCGAGACGGTTCACAAACCGACAGCCCTCCATGATGACCTCGCCACCAGTATCGGTTTCGACGAGCGTCCAAACGTGCAACTTGTCGCACGAATTGACGAACGCAAGGTCATCACCGTACGTCTCAAACTGATAAGACCCGTAAACGGTATGCGTGTAGGTGGTGAGTGGCAGGTAGGTCTCTACCCATTCGTCGTACGTCATGGCAGTACCTCAAGTTTCTCAAAGACCATCTCCCCGATAACAGCACCTAACTGTTCCTCGGCAGGAAGAAAACCCTCCTGAATGTCATCAACCACAGAATCCCAAACCTTTAGTTCATCTTCGGTTGCAATGTCGAAAGTGCTGTTATCCCACCAAAAGACAACAAGGTTGTCGTCAGGCTGGTATCGCTCTTGCAAACTTTGGATAATGTCCCGTACCCTCATGCCAGCACCTCCGTCACAACAAAATCCCCATACTCCCGACCGACAACCACAGGCTCATCAGCCTCCAACCAAAACATAACGTCCTCATCGAACGGCAAATCGTCCGTGTCACCCGTGAAACCCTCGGGGATAACACCAAACTTTTGCCACCGGATTACGGTCTCGTCGCTGTAATGCCCGTTTACCTCAATGAATGTTGGTTCGCTCATGCCGTCACCTGCTCAACAAGTTCAGGGTCACCATTCACGAAATGCGACGAATCACACTCTTCGTGGAAATGTTCCCAAGCCAACTCTTCAGCATGGTCTGAGTCTGTCGCCTCACCGTGCCATGTGTAGTAAAACGTCACCCTGTATTGCATTTCAGATACCCCATTCCTTGTTAGTCGAAAGTGCGAACGTAGAAACGATAGACACCGACTCCAAAAAATCTGTCGGGTCATCACCCCACGACAAACCGCCAGTCAAAAGGTAATCCACCCCGTCAATAGTTTGGATACCGCACTGCCTGTGTTCGTTGGCGTAAATGTCATAGACATCAGTGATAGCGGACACAAGTTTTTCGACCGCCTCCTCATAACTGTCAGGTTCGATACCGAAATACCCTGACAAGTTGTCCAAGAGAAAGTCCTCCCCGAGAGAGTGTGCTTTATCTATCGCTTGTTCTTTTGTTAGTTCCATTGGGGTCATCGCCCAACAAAAATCTGCACCCATTTCTTAGCCCCTTTCAGGCTTGACTGCCCACCCCTTTAGTGGGTCAGTAGTGGACGGGCAGGACTCGCACCTGCCTGTCTGCTAGTCGCCCTGAGACTGACGGACAGCCTCAACCAACAACCCGAGACCGCCCCCCAACATAATGCCCGTGAGCAGCCACCAGTCACCGCCAACCTTTGCAGCGTGGTCGAACACGAAACCCGACCCGACCACAAGGATTAGCCCGAGAGGTGCAATACCTGCCACCCTGTCACGGGGACGCTTGCCAGCCCTCGCCCGAGCGACGACAGCCTGCCGACGCTCACGGACAGACAACTCCGGTGCCTGCCTGTCCTGCCACGCCATGACCGCAGGATGGTCAGGCGAATAGTGTTTCCTGTTCATGACTTGTACCATTCCCTTGACCCACGGTAACCAAGCGCACTGTCCATAGCCCTCTTAGCCCTGTCAATAGCGTCACCCCAACCGTTATCGCCAAGCAACAGAAGAACAGCGTCCAAACATTCGCCGTCTGTGTGTTCTGTCGGGTCTAAAAACAACCGTTCAATAATTTCTAGGATTAGTTCCTTGCTTATGTTTTCCATTAGTTGTCTCCTTTGCAGAGTGGGCAGGCATACCCAACCTCACCGACAGGTGCGTAGGTGTTGTCCAATTCCCAACCGTCGGCGTGTGCCATTTCGATTAGTTCCCGTTCGTCGGAACCGTTGTAATCGTCCCAACCGTCACCGCACTTATCGCACGATAGGTAGTAGACCTTGCTCATTCCCATTTGTTGCCCCCCTCTTTTTTGACCTCATTTACCAACCAGTTGTAGAAATACGCCATGCCTTCTGCGTCCCAGTAGTACCCCGAATCTTTGGCGCACTGTATAGCATCCCGAACCTCACGAATAATCGGCAAGAGTCCGTCACCGTCATGCAGTTCTAGAGACCCCGTGCTAGTCAAGGCGTACAGGGCGGTAAACTGCCCCCCGTAGTATCCCGTGGCAACGTGCGCCCCGAAGAGTGCATCGCTATCGTCAGGTATTTCGTTTATTGTCCGTGTCATTTGTTGCCCCTTTCGTCGTGCCACGTTTCACCGCCACACTCTCGGCACTTGTATTGCGTTTCGGTACATACGGGAGAGTATCCGGCACGGTAGGTGTCGGCACTTTCGCACCATTGACACATTGGTTGTGTATCCATTAGTTGCCCCTTTCTAGGCGTGTTTGTAATTGTAAAACCGTTTGTTGTGAATGTCAAGCCTCTACGGTGTGACAGTTGCCACACTCAAGTTGCCCGTCATCGTTCAGGTCTTCTTCGTCCCAATACGGGCAGACCATGTGGCAGGCAGGACATTCTGCTACCCATTGCCCACCAAATCGGCTGTAATGCGTTTCCATAATCACGGTCACGGTCACGCCTCCCAAAACTTGTTGCCTAGACGGTACTCAGAAAGGAAATACTCTAGAATGTCCTCCGCTACAGCGTCCCGAATAGGCTTAGGGAACATAGTTTTCACACTGGCAGTCATAGACCCGTGAACCTTGACATACTCACGGGCAGACGGTAGAACGGCATAGCGAGAAATTGCTAGCAGTGCCTTGCCGTAATCGCCCTGCCCCTTGTCGTAATGTTTAGCGACAGTCCGCAAGGTTGGCAGAAGAAACGCACGATGGCAACCGTAATCGTTGTCTATGTAGAGAGCAAGTTCTCTCCGGTCGGTGTCTAGTTGACTCACTTGGCTACCCCCCCGCACATAAAGCAGGTGGACGGGTCAGACGAATAGCGAGGTGTCCAAGACCAACGGACACCAGTCTCTTCTGCCTCCGCAAGCCGTGCGTCTACGTTCGTCCCGTATTTCGGGTCAGTCGCCCAACGGGTATCCCCACAGTCATCGCACATAAGACTTTCGTCGTCGTGGTTGGCTATAAAGTATGTCATTGCGAGCCCCTTTCTAGGCTTGTTTTGTTGTCTGCCCTGTCGGGCATTGTTCCCTAGTGCCCTGCGACGGGCTACCCCTGACGGGCTAGGGAGAATCGGGCTAGGCGTAGACGTACTCGCCAAAGGTAGCCCACTGTAGAACCATGTCGGCAGTGTTCGTGTCGTGGTTCTGCCAGTTCTTGTGACCTGACTTCTCGTGAGCCCTCACGAGGTCATTCAGGCAAAGGCGACGGGTGACCGTGCGCTCTTCGTTCTCGTCGTCGGGGTCAAGAATGGACACGGTGAGGAACGGCTTGCCCCAGTCGGTGGGGTAGGTATCCCAGTCGTATCCCTCATCGTATTCTGCCTGTGTCCACCATTCCCAAGAGAACGGGCTAGCCCCTAGCAGTTCCTCGAAAAATTGCTGTGCGTCTACCTCTTGGGTGACGGTAACCTTTTGCATTGTTGTCCCTTTCTGTTGAATGTTCCACGTGGAACATAGTCCCCGTTCCGAATCGAATCGGCACGCCCAAGGCGACGGGGGAGGCGGTCAGACTTGCACCGTGCAAGCCTGAATGAATCGGTCACGATCGAATCGATCGTTATCCCGTGCGAACACGTCCGCAATAGCGTCTTCTATTTCTTCGATAGTGTGCCGTACTTCTAACGGGAGAAGCCCACCGTTAGGTGCTTTTCTGTCGTTGCGCACCTTTGCGATAGCGTCAGCGACGGCTTGGTAGTCTTTTCGTGTCATGTGTCCCTTTCTTGTTGTCCCTTGTGTTTCACACTCTAGCAAGTGTTCCACACTTTGTCAAGTCTTTCCTGTGTGACTTTTGCCACACTCTCTAGACCTACCTCGCCGTTCCCGACTTGGTGAAACACACTCTACCACAAGCGTAGAACAATTGCAAGTCTATTCGGTGTGAAATACGTCACACCCCCCAAGCGAACAAACGTTCGCACACAAGCAAGAACGGAACGCAATTCCACATCGTGGAACAAGGCGTTAGCCTGAACTGACTACAGAGTTAGTTTCTGTGTGCAATTGACTGGCCAGTTAGTTTGTGTTCAGGGTTTAGGGGGGTTTCCTAGACCGTTCGTTTAGACAAGTCTGCTAGACAACAAGCCCAGACCACAAACCTAGACAGAACGTTTAGACTTTCCTGCCACGAACATGCGTTCGGACTGGGGGTATGCCGAGGCAGACAGGCGGGGGATATATGTATATCCGGTCGCTAGGTATTCACTCTTGGTGGTGGGTTTGGTTGCTGGGGGTGGTGTTTGGTCTTGGGTGTTGTACGGTTTGGGCTGGCGGGGGCTGGCCGGTCACCAATCTGTATTGTTGCACTCTTCGCTGCCGCTGTCATTTGAAAAACAAAAACAGTAAAAAGAAAAAGTCACTACATGACCTGGGTTGTTCTCGTCTCGGTCTTGCATTGCTCTTGAAGGCAACCGACCGCAGGTCGGGCGGCAGCCGACGAGCCTGCGAGTCGGAACAACCAGTCTGAACTGGTGAACAGACAGACTTAGCCTCCCCCCACGCTTTCAACCAAAATGGTTCAGGTGGCCGTTAGCCAAATCTTTTAGCCGACACCTGTCTGTTTCTTTTTCTCACCCCACGTATCGCTACTGGCATAGCGGCGTTTGTGCATGGGGGGTCAGTCCCCGTTTCCGGCTACGTACACCCTCCTTGCTTCCCATGCGTGTTCTCAGCAAGGTGCGGGTCATGAACTCGTTGAGTTGACGAAACTATAGCAGCCTCTGTTATGCTTCGCAACTATCTCATGGGAACAAAACGGATAGTCCCTGTAGAGGACAAAGCAAAATTCTTTGCTGCTATCGCTGCTGGTCAAAACATTCAGCAAGCCTGCCGTATCGCTGGTATCCACTACAACACTGGTGGGAAGTGGCTGAAGAAAGCGCAGGCTGCGGAAGCGGAACGTAAGGCTGCATCAGCCCGAGCGGATAAAGCAGTCCTGTCTGGTGGCGGGGTGCAGTCCCGCAACTATCAGGCGTTGATGGAGGCTATCGACCTTCCTGGTGCCATCCCGCATGACATGCTGTCCGAAGACGCCAAACGGGGTTTGACGGATTTCGATTTCTTCCGCAGACGCTACCTCGGGCGTGTCCCAAGTCCATGGCAGGTAGAAGCAGCAGTCACCATCGTTGAACTGTTGGAATCAGAAGAAAAAGAATTTGTTGTCATCAACGTCCCACCAGGTGCAGGGAAATCCACACTGTTTCATGATGTTGCTGTCTGGGCTATCTGTAGGAACCGGCGTGTCCGAATCCTGATTGGGTCAGTCACCTTGCCGATGGCCAAAATGTACTCCCGCCGAATCCGTGAAACATTAGAGCGGGTGACACCGCTAGAACCAGACCCGGTACTTGTAGAGAAAGGTTTAGCCCTAAATGCTGAAGGCTGTCTACAAATCGACTATGGCCGTTTCAAACCGACAGATAAAACGGCTCTATGGAGGGCTGAAGAATTTATTGTTGAACAAGAAGGCGGCGTCGGCCTGGACAACAAAGAACCAACCGTCCGAGCCTACGGCATCGAATCCGAATTCATCGGCCACCGAGCCGACCTCTGCCTGTTCGACGACGTTGCTTCCCCCGACAACGCTAGAGAGTCAGTGGCCCGTGACAAACTCTTGGAACGTTGGGACAACGTGGCAGAAGCCCGCTGTGACCCAGGCGGACTACTCGCCGTCATTGGGCAACGTCTCGGGTCAGGCGACATCTACGGCCACTGCCTCTCCAAAGTCACTTACGACGACGACATCGAAGATATCTACGACGGTTCCGACATCACTAACCCGGACGACCTTGCCCGAATCGAACCACTAAAACGAGCCAAATACCGGCACATCGTCTACAAAGCGTATTACGAAGAAAAAGACACCGGTAAGGATTCGAAACGGTACAACGCCACCCCGTACCCTGACGGTCCCCTCCTTGACCCGAAGCGTCTCCCGTGGAAAGACCTGTCTTACATCCGATACAACAAACCAGATGTATTCCGAGTCGTCTACCAGCAGGAAGATTTAGACTTAGATTCTAGACTTGTCGACCGAACCTGGATAACTGGTGGAAAAGGTGTGGACGGGGTTGACTACCAGGGCTGCGTAGACAACGACCGCCACCACGGGTACATCGAAAGAGGGTTACGCCACCCTTGGATATCCATAGTTGCAGTAGACCCCTCCCCCACAATGTTTTGGGCGTTGGTTTGGATTATCTACCAGCCCGACACCAACCTCTACCACATCGTTGACATCGAACGCACCAAACTGACCGCTGAAGAACTACTCGGATACAACACCACCACCGGCGAATACTCGGGAATCATGCAAGAATGGCAAGACCGGTCCAACGACCTCGGCTACCCCATCACCCACTGGGTTGTCGAAATCAACGCCGCCCAACGATTCCTCCTCGCACACGACTTCGTTCGCAAATGGCAAACCATCGAAGGTGTGAACGTTGTTCCGCACACCACCAGCCGCAACAAACTGGACGAAAACCTCGGTGTCGAAGCCCTCATCCCCCCACTTCTCCGCACCGGGGCACTCAGGTTCCCAACAATGCGAGGAAACTGGAAGACGTTGGCCGCTGTCGAAGAACTTTGCGCATGGCATCGTGAGAAAAAGAACGGCACCGACATCGTGATGGCGCTCTGGATGGCTGTCCTCAACCTGCCGAACCTGCGGACCGTCAAAAAACCACCGAAACTGTGGCGCCCATCCTGGCTGTTGAACTGATTATGTTATCGTTACACCGTGTCTGGCGTAGCAGAGGTCGGTAAATGAAAACAGTTGAGGAAATCGTTGCGCTATATAAAGAACGCTACGAAGCCAAGGGGCCTATCCTCGCCCAGATGCGTGAAGTACGCAGCCTCGCCAACGGCGACATCATCGTACCGCTAAACGAACTGGACCGCAACACCAAATCATCTGTCGCCAACCTACTTGTACAAGGTTTAGACCAGATGTCGATGCGGGCAGCATCCACAATGCCATCACCATACTTCCCTGCTTTGCGTGAAGGTAACGACCGAAGCATGAAAATGGCCCGTGACCGCAAACGGGCAATGCTTTCCATCTGGGACCAAAACCGGATGAACCAAAAGATGCGGCACCGTGCCCGCCACATCCTCGCCTACAGCGAAGCACCCGTATTCATCAAACCAAACTT